ACCACTTGTGTTCAGACCTTTCCACGACTGTTTGTTCCGCATGCTCAAGTTAATCGAGCAGGACGGGACATTCGATCACTGGAAACCAATTGAAACCTGGGTTTTACCCCGGTTGCGATTAGGTTTCCCCGCTTTCTCTTTCGATCTCACAGCTGCCACGGACAGACTGCCTATCCAATTTCAAGGCCAGGTCTTCGAAATCCTTTTTGGGAAACGATTATCTGGTCTCTGGATGAGTCTGTTAGATCGGGACTGGTGGTTCCAAGGTAAGCCTATCCGCTACGCCGTAGGGCAACCTATGGGAGCTTTAAGCTCTTGGGCAATACTGGCTCTCTGCCACCATGTGGTAGTTCAGTTAGCTGCTCAACACGCGGGATGGACGACTTGGTTTCCCTATTATGCAGTCCTCGGTGATGATCTTGTCATCGCGGACCGCCTAGTAGCTGACCACTATCTTTCCATCATGCGGACGCTCGGGGTACCTATTAACATGCACAAGTCTCTTGTGTCTGAAACAGGTTTTCTCGAGTTCGCCAAAAGGTGGCTAAGTGGGACAAGAGGGGAGATGTCCGCAATAGGACCGGGATTACTCCTGGCCGTGTTACGGAATGTCTACCTCTTTCCTGTCCTGGTCTTACAACTCTTTCAGCGGGATTGGATCCAGTTTCCGAAGCAGTTAGAGAATGCAATAGCGATTCTTGCGAAGGTTCGACGTAATATCGACCCTGCGCTTGTTTCGCTAATGTTTGCGACAATTATCGGCCCATCGGGGCTTTTACGCAATTCTGGCCACGTAACGGCTTTCGCCGAGGCGTGGTTCCAAGCAATTGCAAAACTCCCAATGGGTTCTGCTGTGTCGTACGTCATCCAGGCCTTTCAGGTCATGGTGACGGCCGATATAGCCGATAAAGCCAACACCGCCACAGAGAATCTTGAATTCTTCATCCGAGAATGGATAAATCGTCCTATTCTCCGTGGAGATGACTGGTTGTCTGCGGTATTCTCTATCCCGCTGATTCTGGTATCACCTGGATTCTGGATTTACCTTCAGGTCCTATGGAAAGGGAGAAATCCCTCGTACTCTGCTTCGTTAAACCTTTACGGGATTCTTAATCCCGATAAGGCTAGCGAACCAGGGGCCATCCAATTTTCGTTACTTGAGATCACGGAGCTGGCTTCCATTGATTGGAAACAGCGCCCTGCTATCAAGACTCAATTCTCTGTCACCTCCGATCTAATGAAGACCGTCCAGGGACTGCTGGAATTCGAGCTTCGCAATGCGAGCTCGTTATCTCTTACAGTACTGGGTGAGACAACTTCAAAGGTTGAGGACTAACGATCCTCGGACGGGTCCCGGCCAGCTAGCGAAAGCGAAAGTGCGGCGAGATTACATCAACCCCATTGCTGGTCAGTTAATGACCCTTCCTTACGACCTGAGGAGGTATCCATTGGAC